GCCGTGGCACACCCCCAAATCGTCTAGAATCATTATGTACCAACAGTTCTAGACGTTTTGTGCCACGTGTGCCATGTGCCACGGGGTAAAGTTGAAAAAAATATTTCATCACTACCCCTAAAACTTTCCTTATGGTGGCACGGAACAAAAAAGCTATATAAATCAACGATCCACGTTCCGCGCACCATTTTTCATTGACCTGCCACAATGATTTGATATGAGCGCATCGCGGATCGGGGGTAATTAAATGGCTAAAAAGAAACAATCAATCGAAGATATCCTAGATATAATCAGAGAAAACATTGATTTATTAGAGGATAAAATCAACGACATCGAACAATGCGATCACGAAGATGAGGACTTTGAAGATGAAGAAGAAGACGAAGACGAGTAACAAATGGTGTGGGGCTTAAAAACCCCACATTAAAAACCTAAAATTTTAATTTCATTATAAGTTTTAGTTAATAACTGTGGGTATTCTGGGTTAGTTGAATAGTTATACAACAGATGAAAATATCTATTTACATCATTTACACGTAATTTTGACTGTAATAGCCGCTCATTCCTAAAAGAAATGTAAGCATCTTTCGTATTAAGTAGATTTATGTAATATCTTATAGAATCGCATTTAGATTGAAATTTAGCCACTCTAAACGTAGCATTCGGGTTTCCCCTTGGGGTCATACCAGTATGTAAATTTTTAAACTGATATATGCCCATTAAGTTATTACCTTCAATGGCATAACGACTTCGTCCGTAATTAGACTCTAACGCTGCTTGGGTAAGTAGTAGTTTTCGTGGTATTCTTTCTTCTCTTTTCATTCCTTTCTCTAAATAATCCGCACACCTATTAACAGATTCAATGAATTCCTTGTTATTTTTATAGCCAAAGGCGGGCTGTGAGAACACTACAAACAGGATAATAACTACCCAAATAACGATTGCCACTCCGTAAATCAGTATATAATCTTTTAAATTATTCACTTAACCTCCTACGATGTTTGATTGTTTTTAAACTTATCTATGAGATAAGGTTGCAGTCCTGTAGCTGCTCATTAGTTATATCCTTTCATTGTGTCTATTTTATCGGATTTGTCAATAAGCTGATTTTTGGCTTGTTTATTATAATATTCATCAAGTCTACGTAAAAATCTATATTTGTAATTTCTAATTTCATACCCACGAATCACAAATTCTTGATACACATTATTCGGATCACACATCATGATAATACATTTATCAATTTGAGTTCCATACACATGGTCATGGGCCATTGCATAAGCTGCAATCTGTACAAAGTAATCTTCAATCCATTCTCTCTTCTTTGGTTTATTCGTTTGTTTGAAGTCAATAATACTGTCACATCCAATGTGTTGAGCTATTAAATCCGTAGCTCCAGCGTATAAATCTGGATAGTAAAGTACAGCTTCCATGCCATAAAATTCATTGATTTTATCTTTTAATCCTTTGTCTATAATAGTTTGTGCCATGTTATGAGCATTTCTACCTACATCTGTTAAATCTAAATGGTATTGTCCAGTTAAATAACTTTCTATTATCTTGTGCATGGCAGTTCCACGCGTTGCAGAATTATCCACGATCCGCGTAGCTTCATCCGCGCCCACTCTTAACTTCCACGCGGCAAGTGCTTTTACTTTCTCCGGTGGTTGTGTTGCTGACAATATCGTAGTCACCGATGGAAGTTTAGCCACACCTAAATCATAGTGTCGCTGACCATCCACAGTTGATCTTGTTGATTTTGGATAAATAAATTTAGGATTGTGTTTCATTGTGTTTTTTTAAATAAGAAATAATTTTATCAATTGTTTCTACTTTTTCTCCACTTCTACCGATTGTTCTATTACAACTTCTACATATAAATCCTCTAAATTTATCTGTTACATGACAATGATCTAATTCTATTTTATCGGTAACCACACCACAAATTTGACAACTATCTGGTTTTAAATGTTTGTATTGTTTATTTAATCTATGAGTAACATTTACCATATGGTTCCAACAATCCCTACAATTTTTTGAATAAGATGCTTCTTTTGTTACATTTTTTCTGTTTTTTCTAAATTCACTTACATCTTTAAATTGATTACATGACGCGCAACAGATTTGATTGTTAATAATTTCTATCATTTTAATAAATATTGTTTTATTTTTTCTAATGTTTCTATTTTTTCTTTAACTAAACCCATGACACTATTACAATTTTGACATATCCAATCTCTAAATTTTTTTGTTACGTGACAATGATCTAAAACAAGTTTTTTATCTTTTACACCGCAACATGCACAATATTCAGTTTTTAAATGTTTATATTCTATTTTATATTTTTTACGTAGTTTTCCTGCTTCATTATGACAATGTAGACAAATATTTTTTAATTTTCTGATGTCATTAATAAATATATCATGTATTGTAAAATGAATTTGATTCATAGTTTGATTACATTTGATACATGTTATCTCCATGTTTTCATTTCCAAACACAATATAATTTCCTCTTACAAAAGTTTCTTTTTTCATTAGTGTAAAGTTTTATGATTAAACGGTTCTATACTTTCAGCTTGTTTTAAAATCGTTTCTATAACTTCTCTGTACTCACCTGGATATTTAAAAACAGTTTTATATAAACGTAATGACTGTGCCATCATTGTAGATGCAACCATTTGTGGTTCATTATAACGCAATACTAATTCAACCATTTTGTCGAATAGTTCATTATAAATGAATTCTAATTCAAGGTCTTTTTTACTTCTTTTTTTCATACAGGACCTTAAACACACGTTTATTTTTTATATGGCACCAATAACCATAGTATCCTGATATTTTTCTTTTCATCTATATATCACTATACTTAATATTAATAATAACCAAGTAATGATGATAAATAATAACCAGTAATTTGGTTCAAAATTATCTAATTTCATACAATGGCACCCGCATCATCAATGTTCTCTAACATTTCTTCTTCGGTAAATGTTATTTCACCTTGTGACTTGCACTCCTTACATTGATACACTTCACCATAGCAATCTCTACGATATCCATTACCACCACAATCGTGGCAAATAATTTTGTGTGTTCTATTTTCCGTGTCCATTTTTATATCCTTTGTTTTTTGCTTCTTTCTTTGCAAGGACTTCTATTGTTTTACTAATTGTTAAATTAGCATCAGTTAATTTACCGTCTCCAAGAAACACTAAAATTTTATATGTATCCATTGGAACTGATACTGATTTATACTTATTTGGGTCTGCCATTTTCTCTCCTTTTTGTTTGTTTATTTATGCTTTCTGCATCTTAATATGGGAAGATATAATATAAAAACAAGTGTTGCAAGACATTTATTTTTAGTATATTGTGGACATCTCTTCTCACACCTTTTGTTTGCTCGTCCTAGTACAACTAGGACGGGCATTCATTATCTCCTTCCTTGACCTTTATATTCTTTTCTTGAATTACGTTTATTTGGTTTTTTAGCATGACGTCCAGGACGTTTTTTATTAGTGCGTTTAATAAATGTACCTGAACCTGATTGAACTTTACGCGCCATTATCTTTTATTTCTGTCATTAAACCCATTCTTTTACTACTTGTAATTGGAATATATTTGATAACGCCATTAATATATTGTTCTACTTCTTCTCCACACAAAGAACATCTGTAAAAATCTTTATACAAAAATAATAATGGAGATAATAAATTGCAATATGGACATATACCGTGCTCTATTTTAGCATCTAATTTTAAAGCGCGTCTAATCTTTTTTAATTTTTTTGGCATCTATTTGATAGAACATATCATCAGAATCATCTGTCTTCCAATCTTTATTTTCTACATTCCATTCGTTAGTTTGCACTTTATAATCCGGCCAATGTGTTGAAGTTGTAAAGCTAGAAATACTCCACAAAATACGATTATTAGGCTGAGCTGCAAAATTACCGTTATCAAGAGCCAATACATGAGCACACTTATGCTGATCGGGAATTTCAGAATGTTCAGTATCGATGATATTAGGTTCCGGATGAGCCCAATCAATTGTAAATAAATATTCTCCATGAATAAATTTTTTATCTTTTCCTAAATACTTACAACGTTGACCAATTAAAAAATCAAAACAAGTAATAGCAGGATAATAACTAAATGAATTCCACAACTCAAGATCGTCGAGAGTTTGATGTTCCATTTGTGGTTGATGCAAAGCACCGCTGTTTCTTCTTTGAAGAAAAGCAGAGATAGGAAGCCTCCAATATATTGCACCATTCGTAAGTAAAGCATGAAATAAGATTGCACGCCCCGGAATACTTGCAATAGCAAAGACCACACAATCTTCAGTTTCGCCATGATGTTCTCGTAAGTCATATAAATATTCTCTCCTTATTTTACAGTATATAGGTGGTATATTAGCATTTAAATAAGACATTGAAAGCTATTTTATTGAACCCCAATCATCACCACATTCAAAATCAACTTTATTAGGTATTTCTAATTTAATAGCTGATTCCATTATTTCTACTATTTGTTTTGCGTGATCACTAGATTCAACAGATATATCTAATTCGTCATGAACTTGAATATGTGGTACAATACCAGCTTCACTCAAAGCAATGATAGACATTTTAGTCATGTCGGCAGCTGATCCTTGTATTAATCTATTTAATGCCTTGTATGTTCCAGCTCTTTTTATTCCAGGACCATATTCTTTTATTGCATCAGCATGTTTTTTAGGAAGTCCTGCACCAAATGTCATTGGCTCCCACAAATCAAAATGACAAAGTCTTCCGCCAATGGTTCTAATTTTTCCAGAATCATCAGCTCTTCTTGATACTGCTTGCATTAATTGTTTTATAAATGGAGCTTTAGCATGATACTGATTAATTAATTTTTCTGCAGCTTCTTTCATTAAACCTAACTCTGCCATTAATTTATTTTTACCCATACCATACATTAGTCCAAGATTAATTGTTTTAGCTTGTGATCTTTCAATACCAGCCATCTTTGCAACTGCTGCATGGAAATCTGCTTCACCTGCTTCGTATGCTTCTGCAATTTCATTAATACCATCTAGTCTTTGTAGTTTAGCGTAATGAATTAATATTCTTGGTTCTTGTTGTGAATAGTCAAATACACCCCACTTATGATTTTCTTCTGGAATAAATATTGATCTAATCATTGGACCTAACTCTTTATGTCTTACCGGAATTTGTTGTAAGTTTGGATTAGACATTGAGAATCTTCCTGTTACAGTTCCACCATCATCAGATCGTATTTGATTTATATCTGCATGTATTCTTCCATTGTGAGAATGTTTTACAATCGTATCAATAAAAGTTGTGTGCGCTTTATTTATCTCTCTTGCATTTGCAATTGATTGTGCAAGTTCATGAGGATGATTTGCTAAAAAGTTTCTAGTAAAACTTGGAGCTCCTGTTTTTTCTGTTTTGTCATATGGAAGTTTCAATGCATCAAATGCTTTAGCAATAGATGCTGCGGCCCATAATTCTACATTAACTCCTGTTAACTCCTTGATTTTAAATAACAATTTCTTTTCTTGATCTATAAGATTATTTTTAATTTTAGAAGCTTTTTCCAAATCAACTCTTACACCTTTAAATCTCATATCAACTAGACATGGAAATAATTTTGTTTCCATATCAAAGATTGTCCATAAATCTTGATCAGATAATTCTACTTTCATTCTGTGCCAAAGTTTTAATGTAGATTCTGCATCTCGTTCTGCATATTGGCCAACAAACATAGATGGAAGTTTCCACATATCTTTTTTAGCATCAATACCATATTCTTTTGCAGCTGCTTGTAATACTGCTTCATCTTTACTTATACCTGCATATTCTTTTGCAAGATCATTTAATCTAAAACTCCATCTGTTTTCGTTTACAAGTGATGCAGCAATCATTGTATCTACAACTTTTGCAGGAGGTGTAATACCTGATGATCTTAACCAACAAATATCATACATTGCATTGTGAAATATAAATGTAGCATCTTGTTTGAATAAATCTTGTAACCAATTTAAAACTAATTTCTTATCCATATTACCACCACCTTCATGTGCTATTGGATAATATGCTGACCATCCTTCTACTGCTACTGATACACCTACAATATGACCACGACCAACCACGTTCCCCGATCCGCGTTCAGTTAACTCCGGATCACAGGTCTCTAAATCTACTGCGATCTCTTTATGACCTTGTAGGTCTTTTAATTCTTCTGGTACCACCCATTCTGTTTGTGGTGTAAATAATATTTGTTGAAATGTTCTTGTCATTTATCTTTATAATCTCTTTCTAATATCATTTCTAAATAGTGTATCGCTTTTAATATATCTTCTTTCTTACCTTTTAATTGGTGACGGCAGATATATTTAATTGCATTACCTTCAGCAAATGGTAATCCATTTTCGTTTATAAATACAGATGGCTGTATTTTCATTTTTTTATAATGTTTACCACCAACTTGTTTCCAAAATATTTTATTTGTCATATTAAATATGCGCGATCAAAGTTCTTTGGATCTACAATGTGTAATTCTTTCTTTGCTCGTGTGAAAGCAGTGTAATACAAACGATGTAAATCATCAGGATCTGTTTCGCTTTGTTTAATTGCAGCGGCTGTTAAATCTAATAGAACACAAATATTATCTCGTTCACCACCTTTGAAAGCGTGGATTGTTGACATAAGAATACGTGGAGTCTTATTTATCTTCTCACCATTTGCTCTCATATTACGAATATAATTTTCAGTAATTGTGTCTACACCTTCAAATGATTCATACCATACTTTATCAGTAAGTAAACCATGATCTTTAATACAATCTTGTATTAAATACTTTTCTTCAGCTTTTAATGTTTTAGCATCTCTATATCCAGGAACTACATTGGCACCTAAATATTTATACATGTTTTTAATTTGTATGTAATTTAATGCTGTTCCATTTCTAAAATCTTCCCAATTACTTAATGCTAATAATAACTCTAATGATATAGAGTTAATTCCTTTGTATTGGTAATACCAACCCTGTAATTCGCATAAATCTTTAACATCATCTAAAAAGTAGTTAGCTGAAGCAAGAACAGTCCATTCTCCTTTAGACATATCTAACTGTGTAATATCAGTATAATACCTTAAAATACCTGTTTCTTGACGTGGTTTATAGTCTTTTTGATATCTATTCTTAACTTTAGATATAATCCTTTGTGATAATTCATGTATAGGACCACCAGGAATACGATAGGATTGATTAAGCGTCCTAATCTCATCCACTTCATCTTTTAACGCTATAAAGTGATCTACGTCGGCTCCAGCCCACTTAAAAATAGCTTGGTCATCATCTCCTGCAATGTAAGTCTTTTCAGCTTTATTCCAAATACATCTGACCATTTCCCATTGTAAATGTGATAAATCTTGTGCTTCATCTATGAATAATACTTTAAGTTTAGGAGACATATCTTTTTCAACAAATTCTTCCAGTAAATCTGTAAAATCTTTTAATCCTTTTTCTTTTTTAAATCGTTTTAATTCTTGGTCTATTAAGAATAGTGTATCTCTTTCAATATCTAATAAATTTATTCTTGAATCATAGCATTCCATTAAATCCATCTTCTTAACTCTTGCTGTATTTATAATGGTTAAGTATTCGTTATCTGAATTAAAGATACCATCTTCATCAGAATAAGATGCAGTCTTAATTGGTATATTACATTTTAATCCAAATTCTCTATAGTCTTCTGGGTTCATCATTCTATCTCTAGACATACTTAACAATTTGAATGCAAGTGAATGCAATGTTTTAAAATAAATTAAATCACGTTCTGGACTTAATCCAAATTTTTCAGACGCTCTTGTTGCTGCCTCTCTTGCAGCTTTCTTGGTAAAAGAAAAATAACCTATCTCTCTTGGTTTAATTCCTTGTTTAATAAATTCATCAACCAAGTTTAACAATGTTGTTGTCTTTCCTGTTCCAGGCGGACCTAATATTATTGTCTTCATATTTCTTTAACCTCCTTTCCAATATTTCTTTTTGCAATTTTACTTTTTCATATTGTTCTTTTAACAATCTGTATTTTAAAAACCAATTAATACCTATCATTAGAAATGTTGTTCCTGATATTTAGTTGGTGATACTGTTGTGTTTATTTTTTTCATTGTTTTAATTTTAACCAATCTAGGTTGTTGACCTTTAATTCTAACTCTTGATTCTTCTACAAATATTCCATCTGCTTTTAATGATGTAATTAAATTGCCTGTCTTTGCTTTATCCATTTCCCAATGATTCTTTTTACAAAAGTTATAAAAGTCTTCCATTCTAAAGTATGTAAATTCTCTGTTATCATCTGTGTAAGGAAGTTTATTAAATATATCATCCATCGTTCTTGCGCTTTGTCTATTAGTAGTCCAATCTTGTAGTAATGAAATGATTTGATTTTTAGGATCTAATGATTCTAAAGGTTGAACAGTTTCTAACTTTTCCATTAAAGGTTTTAAATAAAACTCTCTCCAATCTTTTTCTTTTAATTTAGGTACTAATAAATCTGCTTTCTCTAACATTGCTAATGAAAATAATGCAGGACTAGCTAATTGTTCAGCTTTTAATTCAACTCTTTTTTGTTTTTTATCTTCTGTTTCCTCTCCTATATCTAAAAAGTATTGTGGTGGATTAGAATTGTATTTAGTTAAATTACTAAGTTTAGGCATCATTTCTTCACCATCACCTACACCAAATTTTTTAGTTCTACATAAGGATGGATTACATACATCTACAATTGGTGGAAGTTTACATCTATATTTATCATAACCTTTTCTACCAACAGATTTTAATAACTGCTGTACTTCTCCATTTGGTAATGGTGGTGACATGTATTTTAAGTTAGCTGCAACGACTTTATCTTGCCAAGAATCTGGATCAGACTGTTTAAAATATATGGCAATATTAAACAATGAGTTATTTCTAGATCCTTCGCCAAAGCCGTCGCGAGCTAATCTATTTAAACATGGAGGCCCATCTTTAAATATCTCTTCTACTTTTTCTTCTTTAATTTCAATCTTCTCAACTTCTTCCCTGCTGCGAGCATAAACATCATAGAGCTTATAAAATTCCTCAAGTGACATAGCGGAACCATTATCGTCGAACGCATATCTTAATCCTTTTGTTTGGTTATGGTATGGGAGATTTAAAAAATTACCTGTGTCCCCACGTTCCACAAGTATTTCAGTTTGTTTAGGAAATATCTCAACTCCTTGATATCCTAATGCATCTGAAATCTTTTTAAGTGTAGTTTGCATCAAAGATGCAGGTATGAATTCTTTTGTAAATAAAAATACGTGAGCACCTCCAGATTTAGATCTGAATACTATCAATGGAAGTTTTAAACTTCTTATCTTTTGTACTAATTCTTTATGATTAAGATTATACTGATCAACATCAATACAACCCCACTTACAATTATTATGTTCGTTAATTGGAATAATACCCAAAGCAGGATCAACACCATTAAGATGGTCTTCCCAAAGGTTATCCGTGACCTGTTTTCTAACGATAAATGCTTTTCCTTTTTGTTTTCCATTTTCGCCACGTTCTCCTTTTTGATATTGTCCATATGCACTTTGTAGTCCACTAAATATTTGTTTAAATTTTTCTTTCATGTTTTGCCATATTGTTTGGGGCTCGTATTACCGAGCCCCGGTTTTAGATTAAATTAGAACGGCACGTTCTCATTTACTCTCTCTTCTACATCAGCTCTTGTTTGCACCGATCCTTTTCTTACATCACCTGAAAAACCTTTTGCACTTAAGTACAAAGATTTATCTTTGGTTTCTAAAATTCGGTCCTGTGTTATTACCCAACCATACCAACTACCTTTATCATTTTTTTGTAAAGTAGATGCTAGGTTGTATACAACACCATGCATTGGAGGAACTGCAAATCCACCTTTACCATCAGCTATCTGAACAGTTTTCATCATTGCGTTCCACTTCTTGCTCACATTGAGTTGAGTTGATTTCATGGTAATCAAAGCTGGAGTGTAACCACCTGCTTTAGTTTCTACCATTACATAGTAAGAAGCAGTCTCTTCTAAATAGTTACCGTTTGGTAATCTAATTTTAGATCCTTCTCTCTTACCTGTAGCTATCACTGGACTGTTTGGTAAGTGAATCGCAACTGGCGCTGCAGATCCTTCACCTCTTTCAGACCATTCTGGATAGTCTTTTTTATAGTAACAAGGAATAACTTTAATTCCTTTTTTACCATCATACAGTTCACTTGTAACTGTATTGTAAATCATACCAGGTTTAGCGCCTGATACATATTTAGCATCACCTTCAGTTACCTGTGGTGATAATTGTCCAAGGATTCTTATGAAAGGTAACGCAAGATCTTGTTGCGTCATGTTTTCAAAGCCTTTGTCTAGATCATCTCCAAACAAAGCTACAGAACCATTGGTTACTGTTTTTTTAACCATTGCTTCATTAGCCATCATCGTTTCTCCATTATTTACGGGTTATTTTAGTTGTGTCTTTAATCCAAGTACTAAAGACTTCAGAAGGCATGTCGAGCCCGGACTCGACACGCTCCTGAAATAGAGCTGTCAAAGTGTTCCACGCCACATCAGATTTCTGTTGTGGATTAAAACCATTTGACGCTGCAAGGTCCAACAATTGTTGTGCCTTGTTATCTTCGCCACGACCGAACGTAACAGAAACATTGTTTTTAATAATGTCTCCAAGTCCGTTTTCACGAAGCCATTTATAAGCTTCTTCCCTTCGGATATCATCTTTGGGAAGAGTACATCTATATTCTCTTTTGACTGTTACAGATGAACCATCAGCTAATTTCAAAGAACTCAAACCTTGCTCTGCAAGTAATTCGGGTATAATTCTTGAACTTATATCTTCTGCTAATTTTTTTAAATTATCTACATGTTCTTCAGCACGCGCAATATCATCTTGTAAGTTTTTTAACTTTTGACATTCAGCTGCTATAGTAGTTACTTCTACGTTGTCTAGAAGATCTGTTGAATCTTCCAACATCATTTGTTTTACATCGTCACTCATATTATCCTTTCTGAAAGAGATCGATTTCAATTGGGTAATATTTAACCTCTCTACGATCCCATTTCAAGAGATTAAATTGACCATTGGTCATATCGGTTGCTATAGCACAGGAAATACCAATGATCGAAGGATCTCCTGTTAACAATATATAATCCTGTTTCCTAAAGTCTCTAAGATTTTTTCTCATCTTGAAAACAAAAGGAGAAGAACTATATATAATTTGTGAGTCGTCACCATATCTAGGTAAACAAATAACTAAATAACCAAAGTTGGATGCACCTAAAACGTTAATATTTGCAGGTGGTTCTTGTAATACATAAACAAAATTTTCTTTAGGATTGTTTTTATAAAATTCTAAAAACTCTCGCAAAGATCTTTCTTCAAACAATTTAAATATTTTAGTTTTCATTCTTATTTCTCTCTTGACAAACAATATAATGATGTTTATTTATTATGTCAATAGAAAGAATTAAATTATTTTATGGTAAGAAATTATAGGTTTAAAAGTAAACCATATGAACATCAATTGGTTGCTTTAGAAAAATCTTGGGACAAAGAAGAGTTTGCATACTTCATGGAAATGGGTACTGGAAAATCAAAAGTTCTCATTGATAATATTGCTATGCTTTATGATAAAGGCAAAATTAATGCGGCGATGATTATAGCACCAAAAGGTGTTTATAGGAACTGGTTATCTTCAGAAATTCCCACACATATGCCTAGCCATATACAATATAAAAGTGTACTATGGACAGCTTCGACATCCAAAACAAAAGATAAAGAGTATCAATCTTTGTTTGAAACAGACTATAACCTTCACATCTTTATTATGAATGTTGAGGCCTTATCAACGCCAAAAGGTATGACTTTTGCGCGTAAGTTTTTGTCATGTCATAATACTTTAATTGCTGTAGATGAATCTACTACAATTAAAACACCAAAAGCTGCGCGTACTAGAAATATTATAAGTATTGCAAATCTTGCTAAATACAGAAGAATACTTACAGGTTCTCCTATAACTAAATCTCCATTAGATTTATACACACAATGTAAATTTCTTAATGAACATTTATTAGGTTTTAGTTCTTATTATTCTTTTCAAAATAGATATGCTTGTATGGTGGATAAATGGTTTGGTGGTAGAAAAGTATCTGTCATTAAATCATATCAAAGATTAGATGAATTATCTAAATCAATAGAACCTTTTTCATACCGTGTATTAAAAGAAGATTGTTTGGATTTACCTGATAAAATTTATATTAGAAGAGAAATAGAACTTACAGAAGAACAATTAAAAATGTATCAATCAATGAAGATTGTAGCCATGGCAGCATTAAAAGGTAAAGTTGTTAAAGCTCCTCATGTATTAACTCAATTAATGAGATTACATCAAATTACTTGTGGACATGTAATGACTGAAACCGGTGAAATAGTTGATATTGAAAACAATAGATTAAAAGAACTCATTAACATATTAGAAGAAGTTGAAAGTAAAGTTATTATTTGGTCTCACTATACTCACGATATTAGAAAAATTTCAGCTGAATTAAGAAAAATATATGGTGAAGATTCTGTAGTAGAATATTACGGTGAAACAGATTCAGAAATAAGACAAGAAAGTATAGACAAATTCCAAGATCCGCGATCCCCGGTCCGATTCTTCGTGGGCAA